GTGCCGTTTTCTGAGATTCAATCTGACTCGCCAAGCCCGCTTTTAATTCATCTGTAGCCCATGCGTTTGCAGCTGTCGTAACAAAATCGGGCTGACTTTTTATATCAGCGTATGGCACGTAAGAGCCTGTGTGATCTGCTGGAGCCGTTAGCGATATCCAACTATCTGTATATGCACTGTAATCGTCTTCACTCGCAGTGAGGGAACAAACTACCTTTGAGATGTAATCTGTTACGTCCGTTCCGTCCTTCAGCGTTGCGGTTTGCAACACGCTAAGTCTATCACTGATATTCAAATTATAAGTAATTGCCATTTTTTTATCCTTTGTTTTTAGTGCATCCCTGCAGAAAATAATGATATAGAAAAGGTTCTCGGTACACCCACACGGTTTTTAAAAGTGGTAGCATAACCGTCAATTATTACGCAATATTTACCGTCTGTATCAGCACTAGCCCAATTACTGCCGTTGCTTTGCATCAATACCGGAGACGATCCATACCCCACATAATACATCGCGTTATCACCTGAATTGTGTTCCGTTATAAGTAGTAATCCTGCTGCCGTATTACCCGCAGATATTGTCACATCGGCATCGTCTATCAATGTTAGGAGATCAAACGTATAGCGTTTGCCGTAATATGCAACTTTATTAGCAGACGTAGCGTCGATTTTTCCGTCTTGGTTAATACGCATCCGCTCAACTACTGAGCCGCCGGCAGAAGCAGTCTGAAACGATAATTGACCGTTGGCCTTGCCTGAAGTATCGGTACCGGCTAAACCGGCTACTTTTGCAATATTGTTATTGTTCCAATTAAAAAAGATTTTGCCGGTTTCTTGATCTGCTGAAACTCTGTCTCCATCCAGCGTTAGCGTAGCTGTATTATTTCCAGTGTCCTCAATTAACAACTGCGGTGCTGTTGCTGCACCGGCCAAATGCAGCAACTGAGTTGGGGCAGTCGTGTTAATTCCCACTCGGATATTCGTAGGATCGAAGTGCAGCCCTGCACCCGTATTCGCCGTCAAACCTAGTGTGCCTGTGGAAGAAGCTCCATACGTACTCCAGTACGTGAGAAAGGCTTTTTCGGTTCCGCTTTGGCTAAAGGCTATTTGCGGGTTTGTACTATTGATACCTATCGTACCCTCGACAGTCAACGGGCGACTAGGAGCCGCCGTGCCGATTCCGACTTTTCCAGTATTGCTTATTGTCGCTCTGACAGTTCCAGACGTTGCAAATTGCAAGGCGTGAGATGAGCTACCGGACGAAATGACTCCAGCGTACGCTGATGAGGCAGTGAAGGCACCGCCATCGCTTGATCCTTCAACACCAAAGTGTAACGTATTGCCATCGTTGTACGAAGTAAACCACGTTGCGGCAGTCCCTGCTTTTCCAATCTTCGCAGTATGGCCAGAGCCAGAAACGTCTAGCGGTACCGCAGGGTCAATCGTGCCAATTCCCAATCGTCCAGCCGCAGTAATCGTTGCACCTACAGTTGCCGTATAACTGCCGACTAAATGTAACCCTGCGTCCCCTCTAACTACCCCTGCATTGGCTATTCCTCCGGTTAATAAGCCGCCGCCATCGGAATCTTGATGCCCAAAAAATGTCCTGACTGTAGTTGCCTGCGCTGTACTTATCCAACCGGCTTTAGTCGAGGCCGTAGTTGATGCTCTCATTATCTCATATTGATAAAGTGATGCTTCTAGCGGTACCGCAGGAACCGCCGTGCCGATTCCGACTCGATTGTTCGTGGCATCTATACTCAGCGTATTTGAATCAAAATTAAGCGCATCAACGGCAGCATTTAACGTAACGTCTACCGTTTGCGTACTAAGATCTATTGTTCCTGAATTAAAATCTAACGTGCCGCCTATCGTTGTAGCACCTGCTGATAGTGTACCTGTGGTGCTAAGATTTTCATCACCCATCGAAATCGAACCTGACGAGTCGGTTATTGAGCCGTTCGCAAAGGTCAGGTTGCCTATTGTAGATCCAGTAGCTAACGTAGCAACCCCTGCTGATAGTGTTCCAGTAGTTGCCAGATTTTCGTTAACGAAAGTGATCGAGCCAGATGAATCCGTTATAGAACCATCAGCAAGAGTCAAGTTACCTATCGTAGAACCAGTAGCTAATGTAGCTACCCCTGCCGCTAACGTACCTGTAGTTACCAGATTTTCATTAACGAATGTAATGGCACCAGAAGAGTCGGTTATTGATCCATCGGCAAGGGTTAGGGTGCCAATGGTCGAACCAGTGGCTAACGTAGCCGCAGCACTAAACGTCTTAGCTCCAGAAAATGTCTGCGTTTCGTCCAAATGTGCAGTCTGATCGTCGAGGTATGCCGAAGCTACTTTTGTCCCCTCCCATACTCCAGTTCCGATAGTCCCAACCTGGGTAATATCAATATCATCAAGATTTCCAGCATTTCGCTCTGTGGGCGAGAAATTAAAAAATATACGTCCAGTACTGGCATCAACGTTGGTAATAGACCCTACACACTGAACCGAACTAACGCCCGTGGGACGGACTCTTGTCCACCCTCCTGCCGTAGTATCTAGATATACCGGATCTCCTATATTTCCACCAGAAGTATTCTCGCCTGACTGTTCATAGGCCAACAATACTGTGCCTTCGGATCCAGGATCTCCACCAGTTGCTCCTGGGGCTACCATTATCCCCTGTGCCGGAAAAGCACTACTTGCTGTAGCGTGGGCAACAGCCTTTGCTACTGTTGGAAGGGCATTTTCATCTGACGTAAAAGTTCCAGAAAAATAAACTAAATCTCCTGCCTCAATCGTACCACTGGTGTTATTCCAAACGCGCAAACGAGAACCCATTGCAACATTTTGTGTCTTAACTTGACTAGTGTAGATTCCTTTTGAACTGATATTATCGTAGTCAAACTTAGTTTCATTTGCCCATGTCTGTATTTCTGTTAGGGGCGTTTGAACATGCAGCCAGTCGTGTGCCTTATTGTTTGCGCCATCTAATGTCAGCGTAAGATTCGCCATTATATACGATCCTCTAAATATCCCACCATAGAAAAAGATGCTAATTGGACTTCTGCGTCTATTGATCCATTATCTGATAATTCCATCTCAAAGGTCTTTCCTATCACTCCAAGACCCCCTTTTCGTTGGGCAAATGACCCCTGCCCTTGCCATTTTCCACCATCTCCCCACATCCCACCGTCAAACCAAGTCCCTACCCCACTACTAATATCTACCTCTCTATTCGTAGCGTTTCTTATTCCTGCTCCATCTGAACGAACAAACACCTGAATCCTGTAATCTCCAGGCTGGTTAGTGGATAGATATGCGCCTTGTATAGATTTTGTCCGATGCCGGATAGTTTTATTGTCATATTGACCAGGTCTTCCATCGTCATCACTCCCATCGTAACCATCACGGACAAGTGAAAATGGGATAGGTATTCCACTCCCGCCTCCTAATATATGATCCATATAAGTGAAGGGAGCGTCCATCTCATAAACAACTGAATTTGAAGCACAAAAGCACCTATCTTGGCCTGTTGCCGAAGGTAATCCACTAACTGGATCTACCTTAGCATTAAATATCGTAGAGCAAGGAAGGCCGCTTTTATAGGAATCCGTCTGGATATTATACTCATTATCTCTTAATCTCCACATCAAGGGACTATCTCCATTGATGTAGTAAAGCAGTGAGTCAAAACGAAGACAAAGAATAAGGTCATTTCTGTTTATTGTATTTTTAGCAGAATCTGTAGACATAACAGAGAAACGAACCTCATTCAACTCAGGCACCCACGCAGTAACCACTTTATTAAAGTTATCTACTGATAATCCTGGCATCTCATCCACTGTTGCATTCCGCACAGCATACTGTATTGGTTCGTATAAGGAAACCAAGCGAGGTGCCGCATTGCCTGATTGATAAACACAGCAAGGGCCATCTTCAGACCAAAAAAAGCTAAAAGACTGACCCCTATATATTACCTCTTTGAAAGATGACCAATGGACAATCCCAACCGTCCTAGAAAGGTCTTCTACTTCCCAGTCCGTAGGGCTTGCATCGCCAAGAAAATAGGACTTCATCCAATTTCTACCTGCGACAATAAGCCAAGATCCACAAGTCCCTACACAGGTTATCTTTTCATTTCCAGCATCTGTTACATTCATCGCCAATGCCCCATCCCAATTTGTCGTATTCGCTTCTCTTGGCTCAGAAGGGAAGAAGGAATAGGGATATGTGGCATTCCCAGATAGGATCAATCGACTATTATAAACACATCCAAACTTAGACGGATTAGCATAGCTGCTATCTCCATATGTGGAAAAAGACAGGTTAGAAGAAGAGCTTTGTAATGCTGTTCCGTCTGCTATGAAAAGCCTATTCGCAAACATTGTAATAAAAGGCTTCACATCCATTGTGCTGTTTGTTATTGTTACGGTCTTAGCGTCCCAGGTTCCCTCACCGAGAGATCCATAGTTGGTAGGAACATATTTATATAATACGGGATTACTGCTTGTTTCTTGTATCCCTACAATAAATTGTGCATCGGTAAATTGAGCATCATACCCCACTAAGACATCTTTTGTGGAATCGCTTCCTAGTGTAGGAATAACATAGGGACTGTTTGCTGATAATGGCCTAATGCCACGATCTTTTGTTAATGCTCCCATGCGACCATGATGAAGGTTCCTCACCATACGAGAACGAACCTGCCCTGGCCCTAAATCTTGACGAATACCCTCATATAAGCTCTGATCATCCCACGTTATTCGACCATCTTTTTCAATCAAAACAACCCCAAATCAATCGGTTGAACGGTATCTATCTCCGCTTCTACGCGTTCAGATACCCATGATAGCATGTCGTGATAAAGACCGGGACTTCCCGGATGCCCATAGTATAAAAACCTAAGCTCATCTTGCCTATTCCTGTTTTTAGCCGTTCCAGCTAAGGCCCCACCAGCAGCAATCACATCATGGTGATCTTCTGGGACAGGAGACATAACAGCAAATTCAGATTCCGCTGTAGGAAGGGGGCTAAATGTTCCATCAATGGTAAATGTAGGCACGCTATCCGATACCGAATAGTCTGATATTTTAAAAAGCTGCCCCTCGCCCGGCCCAGAGACAATAAAGATCTCCATATCATTATAATAGTCATCCCTGGGGTCTACCCATCCAAAGTTGTTAGTCCAATTTGGTGATTCAAACCCGACTACGGTTGTTGATGTTGCGCTAATCACCTTCCCTTGTATCATATTTCCATATGTTGGGACATACCATACTCGTATAGAACCTACCCCACTTTGAGCTGGCAACATGCGCAGATTACGCCCTTGCAAGGCCCATTCTGCTTGCTCTGCATTTGAGGTTATTCCCTTGCTCCTAAAATACTCCCTCAATTTAGCGTGTCCCAACTCACCACTATTACTATTCGTTCTATCTTCTGTTTGTATTATCAAAGACCCCAGTCTTGCATTATTAGGCAGGGCATAAAGATCTGTTCCGCTTGTTATTGTTATGTCTGCTGTCGCTACAAAAAAAGAAGGATCTGTCTGACTTATTTTCCGCACAAGATTTTGCTGCGTATTGTGCATATGTCGCCATATCTCTTCTTCCGTCCAAAACCCATCCCATGCGTCTAGGTGAGATTTTATAGCATCGCGGATCTGAAAAGGTGTCATCTCATTGTGCTTTCTGGTTCAAACCTTTCGGCTGATTCTATCTTATTGTACAAGTCCTTGGAAATATCTTCTTTGGGGACATTAATCGCCCCTACGTTGGGATCTTCATACCCCGACTTAGGCGTTGTATCTTGTAGTATGTCATATATCTCGTCGTATCGTTCTTTTTCATGGCTTTTTTCAAGCTCGGTATATTCTTCTTCAATCTCATCCAAGATTGTATCATGTCCCCTTGTGTGAGTATCCATTTTTCTTAGATGAAATAAGGTTCTCTGATCTAAAGGCCGGTAGCTTCTATCGTCATTTTCTACGGTCATAATGACCATATCTACATCATATAGATTGGTTGGATTGGGCGTTTTCCTTATAATATTCCACCGCTTTACCCTATCTTCCCATCGCACATTCAGGGTGGAATCATACGTTTTCAACGCCTTAACAAAACCCCAATCTGCTATATACATAGTTCATCCTTTAGATAAATACTACAGGGGAATAATTCCCCTGTAGTATGTTGTGTTTAACCGCAACCGTAAACGACGGTATTTTTAGCAGGATCAGTACAGCCAAGATTGCTATATTCAAACAAGGTAGCATCATACACAGGAATATCCTGTCTGCGATGCAATACGTTTCCATCCTCATCATCAAAAGCCAAATCAGCTAGTTGATATTGCTTTATGGTTGAAGTATCTAACCAAAACATAACATCCTGATTAGCTGGGGTATTGTGGATAAGCTGGGGACAATCTCGATCTGCGACAATAGGAATACCACCCCAGTTAAGAGCAGTAAATCCACCCTTAAGCTTCATGGTATCCGAGTATCGACGCTGAGCTGTCATCAACTGCCCTATTTTTCTCCAAGTGCTGTAACCGCAAACCGCTAAGTCGGTATCTGCATCTGCCGTTTCATCGGCTTTAGACCTGGCGGCATCCATCAGCTCTGTCGTATTAGTTGCATTCTGGAGAATGGTTTGCGCTTGCCACTCTGGATTAGCACTTCTGCTAATGCCTTGAAAAGTGTCAGAAATAGGGACACCTTCAACCGCAACACCATCACTGACAATACCCAAAAGGCCCATCATCTCATAGCCAACACTAGTGCCTTCGTTATCAGCTAAAGAGGCAGCACCATGACGGGTAAAACAAGCATAATCAGCATCGGCGTTGTCACTATCTGTCAAAGGCGAAGCAAGCACGGTTGTCTTGTTGCCTTGCAGTAGAGTGACGTTATTGCCACTAACTGCCGAAACATAGGCACCTGAGTACAGCAGTGTACCAGTATTCGCTGCACCCATGAAAACATGACTTACAACTCCTTTGTGAATGTCAACAAACATACCGACTTTCAACTGATGACCAGGCCACAGCGTCACCACACCCGAGCCATTAATATCCGTAGCATCTTTTTGTCCCAAAACACCAAAGCCAGTGCCAAAAAGCTGACGATTTTTATCATTTTTCCAATCGCGCTCAATCCCTGCCATTTCAGAAGCGGCAACGCGCAAAAACGATCCCTGATCGTTACGACTAGCCTTTATGGTTGGGTGACTAAAGCGTATTGTTGCGTAGTTAAACGCATATTTAATCGTGCTTGACACATACGTTTGCTGCTGTGGTGTGGGAAGCTCATTAGCCGTAGTTAATGCGTTTGTCCCTGTAGCCGATACTGATGTGTTCCAGTTTGCATCAGACCGCGCCCCCATTGCCTGTGATCCGCGAATGTTTACAGGAACAACGGCCTCTCGGCCAGATACTGACGTTTTAGTCGTATCACGATCAATATGTTCTTGAAGGACACGCTTGGTACGAATGGTTGAAAGCACAGAAGGAAGATAAAACTCCTTTAGTGCCTTATCAAAATTAGTTAGATCTTGAGCCATAATATTTTTTTCTTATGCTTACCCCAACGCACTATTCAGATATGATTTTATCACCGTATCAAAATCCTCTCCACCAATCTTCATCTTTTTATCTGCTGGGTCGTTCAACCGTTGCCTATAGGTTTCGGCTGCTGTCCCAGATGCCGTTCCTGTTTGCACAGGAGCAGCCCGACTTGTATCTTCGGATTTTTCATTTTGATACGCTTGCTGTTTTGCGTGTGTGGAGGAAAGCCTTTCATTGTTAAGGTTTCTAAAAAGTTGTGCAGCCGCTTCCTTCGTCATCTTTCGGCCCTGATTTTGCGCTGCCGCTCCTTGAACAGTAATACGATCTCTCATAGCATCGCGTTCCCATCCTTCGGGGACATTGGCATTGTCCATCAGGCTGTCCAGTTGAGCGTTCCAATCTGTCATAATCTGCTCCTGGGCCTGTTGAGTAATGGCCTTTTCCGTTTGCTGTTGTCGCTGAACAATCGGAGCTAACGTAGCGCGATTTACTTCATTAATCATATTCACCGCAGCTAAAGTAGCTTCTGGATCAAGACTAGGATTTTTTGAGATAAGATGTTTTACCATCGCCTCCTCTGGGCTTCCTTGTTGTGGTGCCGGTTGCTGACGCTGCTGCTGCTGCTGTTGTTGTTGTTGCATGTTATTGTTTAACATGCCTGATAGTGTGGCAACTTTTTGCTCCAGCTCATTAACTCTGCTATTGCTCGATTCCACCTCAGTGGGACTCGATTCAGGTTGTTCTTGACCTTGAGCTTCTGGCTGTGGGCTTGGATCACCAGATCCAAACAGCTCAGATAAAGTTGCATCATCTATTGTTTCTGGCATTGCTACCGGCTCTTCCGCAGGGGCACCCTCGGGTTGTTGCGTGTCCAGTTCTTCATCAATAGCCATTATTCCATTCTCCTATGCTTGAATGTCAGGTGAACCACCCATTGCGCCAGATTGCTTCACCGCCTGTGCAGCGGCATCTCCAGCTCCTTTGGTGGCTTGAGCAGCTTGCATGATTCGTTGCTGCTCTTCTTGCATTACTTTCTTATGTTCCATTGCTCTATTTAAGATAATTTCCTGTAAGGATTCATCCATCTGCTCGAAATCCGAAGTCAAAGTAAACTCCTTCAACACTTCAAATTGAACAATATGATTGTCTGTTGGTAGTAGTTTGGGAATATCCATATTTGTGCGTATGGCATTTAAGACCCTACGCGCCTTCTTGGCATCATTGATATACTCAGACTCAAAGCCTTCTATGCCCATTTGCTCTAATATTTTCCCCCTGACACTAGCTTGGCTAACATCCCCCAATAGCCCGGCTTGAGCAGCTTGCATAATCTTCTGCCTTCGCGCAGTCTGTGAAGCATCCATCCCAACCCCCACCCGAACAAACATATCTTCAGCATGGACAAAGTCAGCTCCTTTATAGAAGAATGACTCTGTTTCTTTATTTTCTCCCAAGACCCGCACCAACCGTGTCTCTTTCCACTTATTTTTTATTACCAAGAGCTTACCCTTGCCATGCTCTGCCAACGCTCCGCGCCAGTTTTTTACAGCAGGGCCAAAACGCCTAAAAGCCTGTTCTTGCAGTGCTTCTATTGCTGCTCCCGTTTCAGGGCCAGGAGGAATATCGCCCATTAGCACATCCTTACCTCCCCCTGTTTCATCCATATCGGATATGGACATAGCCCTTTCATCCAATACTTGATTAGGAAGCGGCACTCCCTGTAATCGCTCCGGCTTAAAACCTCCTGTCGTATGTGGCGAATAGCGCACAATAAGACCGGACTGCCCCGTTACCTGGCTTATGCCACTGCCTTCAGGGACAAGCCATTGGTTGTTAATCATCTGTTTGCGATTTTGAATAATATGGGAATCTACTGAGTTTAGCCTCTTCTGGGACGAAAGCATGTCACTAAACGGCCCGGCTCCCCAGAAAGACCCGGGTATTGCGCGATATTTCGCGTGCGTATAGGGAAGCTGTCCATCTGTGCATTGCAGATCTCCCTTATGTAGCACTTTATTTCCCGCAATAAGGTAGAATGCCCCATCTTTCCATCGACGATCAGCGATATGTCTAAAAAACTTAAGGTTTACCATATCTTTAGGGCGAGGATTATTTGATGTCGCCTGAAACTGATCTGCCTTGTCATTAACACCCTTAAATTCATCCAGCTCAAGGCTTTCTGCGGCAATATCCTTAGCTTTGGAGCCAAAAACATCTTTTACTTTATCTAAATCCCAAGGATCTATTTCAACTACGTATCTTGAGTGCTTGAAGTCTTTTGCTGGCTGCGGATACCAGTTTAACAGGTTTACCGCCCCTTCAATAAGTTCGCCAGATCGAAAAGTATGATATTTCCTATTCCCCTCTTCATCTCGGACATCTTCTTCGCGCATATCGACAATGGGTAACCCATCGGCTCCATATGCTTGCTTTTCCCTTTGGGCCATAACGCCACCACACTGAGCGCAACGCTCTCTTGCTGACTCAATAGCGTCCTCCCATCCACAGTCCATGCATATCGCCCTCATCTCCATCACTGGGTATTCATTTAGCGATTTCTTGGGTATTTTATGCTTCTTCCCCGCTTTAGCATCCCAATCGTGAAAAAGGACTGCATTTCCGGTTAATATTAACCACCCGGCCCCAGGAATAAGAAGGTCTGTCTCATAGTTCAATCGACGAGATTCCGCATGTAGCGCACGCTGGGCGGCCATAGATGCCTCAATATCTGACTGATCTTGAGTTGACGCATCAACATGCTCTAAAATATCCCCACTGGTAAACAGATCAACCAATCTATCGTAATGCTTAACTAGATAATTCGTTACTGGCGTTGGTGTCCAGTCATTAGCTCGATGTTTAGTGTAGCGGTGTGCATTTGTCATATAGCGCACCCACTGATCACCCAAAAGAAAGTGGATATGCTCTTTTACTTCCTGATCAAACGCACTGCGAGTGTTTTTAAGATACGCCCAGGCATCATCAACAAGGGAGACTATGTCTTCTTCCTTTGAGGGTGCTTTTGTCACCTGCTGGACAGCCGTTCCCTTTGGTTCTTCCACAATACTATCCTTTTTTACGAGTGCATCAATAGCACAATGCAATACATATAAGTCTAAACTTACTCTTTGTCAAGGCCATCCACCACCATATTATAGGTATTTTGCATAGACAGGTACCAAAAGTCATTAGATAAGTCTTTTTTTCCTAAAATCGCATCTTTCTTCTTCACCATACCCTTAAGAACTGAGTTTAGCTTATTTATCTGATCTTGAAAGTCAGCAGGAGAGACTAGGACGATCTTAGAGGGCAGCATAATGGCTTTTCCACGCGGGACAGCCGCTGATATTCCTATATTTAATATAGACAAAGAATCCACCAAGGATTCCAAAAGGCTGTTTTCTGCTAAGTCCTTTACTTGAGGGGTTTGCATTACGGGAGCTTCTGGTTCGGTTATAACATCGTCGGCATCGTCGGCATCGTCGGCATCGTCAACTGGGACTGGCGCAGAAACAGGAGGCGTGCCGATGTTTACACCTGGATGTGAGGAATCAAAATCTGGAGGAGCAACCCCGTGCATATGCCCATTTCCTGTTCCCATTAATTCTCGATTCATCAGTGTTCTCCTAGTGGATCGGCTATAGCACCTTCCATCTGTTCAGTGGTAGAGCCAAATTGGTTTTCAAAATGCTTCCATGCTTCATTGGGGCCAATCTCGCCAGCAAGATGCACTTGCCGCACCGAGATAGCTAACTCCCTAAAGCGTTCCATCATCTCTTTTCGTTCATCTCGTTCCCTGTTTAGCTGCCGCAGCAAGGCTAATATTACTACACTTTGCACTAACACAAACAGATACAATAATATAGACTGCATCATACTAATCCATCTCCTTCGGCTGAGGTTACGGAAGCAATCTTAGCTCTTGTAAGATCAATATGTCGCTGTACAAGACTTCGTTCATCTTTCCACAGTGTATCGTAATCATCTAACTGCTCTTTTCCATCAAGGAAGGGATTCAACCCATCTGTCATTACCTCCCTACGCACAAGCTGTATGGCCATCATCTCCAAAGCTATCAGATAGGCCATGACTAAATCATCATGCGCTCCAGCAATCGCCTGATATTTACTATTCTCTAAAGCAAAAGTCTCCCACTGTGAAGCAAGCTTAGAGGAGAATATCTTCACTGATCCATCCGATAGCATATCCCGACCCCTCGTAACCATCATCGGGCGGGTGCGGAGGTTGGTGTTCCATCCCAGCTTAGACGTTTGGTCACGCCAAGCTCTTCCTGCCTCCTTTGCCTCATAGTACAGATTTGGATAGCCCAACTGAGCAGGGCCTAGCAGGTTTAGGGAAGTGAGGTCTTTATTGTTTTCTATGGCGATCATTGCCTCATTATACCAGTTTCCCAGCATATAGCCGACCTCACCAAAGGTCACACCATCGAGCTTCCCCTGCACTTCACATGCCTGATCTCCGCTGTTGCAGTTAATCACCTGAAAGACGGAATCATCTCCATGTGATAACCCTTCAGCTGGATCGCCCCCAATAACATAGACCTCTCCTGCTATCGGCTCCTCCCATACGCGCATATCATAGTCAGGCAAGCTAATAGCTCCACACGGTCGGGCGCGTTATCTTCCCTGATAGGTTTGGCGTAATATCCAAGTCGTCTAGGTGGATAAAGCGTTTTGTTCCCGATTGGGCCACTCCAATACCAGTCCACCCTATGCTCAGAGCTATCGCCAGAATATCATAAGCATCCGCTAGGGCGCACCCTATATCCACTGCCCTGCCCTGGGCATGTGATCCGGGGGATTTTTTCTTAACTTCTATGCTGTGGGAAATATCCCGATAGGCAGACGTTAAGTTGATAGGCCGACCAATCTTATACCTAAGCTGCTGCAACCTATCCATTGTCTCAGGGTTCATGCGACAGATTCCTGTCTCCTGGCAGTTCATCTCTCTGAGAGCAAAGTTCGGCCAGCGATCCTTGGGCCAGTTATCTGGCTCCCAAACAGGCAGCATTTCAATCTTGTCAAAGATATCATCCATCATGCGGCTCCTTTAGTTACGTAAGACACCTTCCCGTCAGCCCCAATCGTTAAGTCCCCTAAGCTTGATGGGGGCTGACAACCGGACTTAACTTTTCGCATCACTTGTGTGGGCAGGGCTAACTTCACCCCCAGTGGAACAAACATCCCATAGACCCGCGCATCTATCTCGTCTTCATCCCACTCTCGTAAGAGTCGCTGTTTAGCAGCTTCGTCAATGAAGGGGTTATCTAAAAGTGTCCAGTTGTGGAACTCTATGCCCTTCTCTTCTCTTTGTAGATACAGATCTTCATAGATCCAAGGAATCCCTTTGTTGCGCTCATAGATGGGAGTCATAGACCCCAAGATATACCCATTCTGGTCAACAACACGCGCAAAAGCCTCTTTACATATGTCAATAGGCTGCACTTCATCAATATGCACCTTACTTAGGCTCACTCCTTGGAAGGTTTTACGTTTTTGGGTTGAATATTTGAAGCGGATGGACGAGCCATTAGTAAATGTCACTATATTCTCAGAAAAACCACTCTTTTCTGTGTATTTAGAGCTATCGTCAACAAAGTTCCACATGAAGCCGCTCTCATCCGTCCCCAGCAGGTCATGGACTAATGTCTTTTGGATAATATCGACGCTTGTCTCTTCAGTATCCGAGACAACCCACATCTCAACTGGCCTATCTGCTGGAAAGCGATCCGATGGCCCCTTTGAGATAGGGTCGAGGCGAAGGCAATCGCAAAGATCCTCATATAGCGTACTCAGCGTTTTCCCTGCCCTATTGCCTGTCACCAACCATTTATTACGATGAGGACTAGACAATGCCCCACGCTGCGCCCCCTCTTTCGGATTGGCCCTGGAGCCAAAGGGGGTAAAGCGAAAAAAGGGAGATTTGGCTAAAGCCAGCACTGAGGTCATCGCTTCGGGAGCCTTCTCCATGAGGATAGGCCCCTTCCAGGGGTTTTCTTGTAGCTCCTTAGCAACCTTAGCTATCGGCTCTAGTGAAAATGTCTTATCTTTTTTTTTCATTATACTCCCCTATATACTCTCCTGTTCCTACTCTGCGTCCTGGCATTCCCTTCCCATAACAGTAATAGTATAACTCTTTTAGAAGCGGTTTATAGTATAGCCTCTTGTTGCTGGCATCGCGCATACCCCTAATATAACCCCGCTCTTCCCATCGAGCCAGTGTATTTGTACTTACTCCAACAAGGGCGGCTGCTTCTCCAATATAGCAAAAATCCTTATATAAGGCACTCTTTAGTCGCATTTTTTCTTGACCTATATTCTTGCCCTTCGTATATTATAGGTATGGAAACGCTGAAGCCTTGGTCTGATTACAGACGCTCTTTATGGCATCTGAAAACAGAAGGGTTTTCAGCAGAAGAGATCTCAACAATACAGCCTATCCTCAATGCTGCATGTTGGGAAATGGAACACTTACTAGCAATAGCCACTGAGCAACTAAACACAAGCAATAACCTGCTTATTGAGCATTGCTGCACAACGTATTGGCCAGACTCCTCAATGGGCCAATACATCACAGAAACACAACTCCTCTTAAGTAATATAAGAAAGCAATTAGATGATAGAAGAGAAAACTTATAAAAAAGATCATCTCTTCTGTCACCCTTGCACCGAACCGCTAATTGCTAACAAGATGCCTCTTGATAAATATCTACTACACCATATAAGCAACATGGACATAGATACCTTCTATATCGTAGAAGACAAAGAGACATCAACCCACAGCTTAACCCCATTGGATAACGCCCTATAAGGGTGTGACTTGATAGGCACCAAGTAAAGTGTCGGGGATCAATGGCCCCCGCTCCGATTCCGTGAGTCTTAAAAAACGGATAGTAAGATTCTGCCGACAGTCGGGAGACAGACGGTGCTGCAACTGAATCTTACCTAACCTGAAGATGCACATATGTGCTACCGCCCTAGTGGGTGGTCTGTAGTTATTGGCTGTATACGGAAGGGGTCATCATGGCAGGGCAAGACCTTTCGCAATAACGCATACCCCAAAACACTATATCAGAAAACATCACTGATATGTACCATAGCGAAGCTATGCCCAAAAGTGAGGCCAAGCTGCCTGACCATTTGGTCAATCTATCTTAAATGTTGTATAGAAAAGGCAAACATAGGTAATGAGTAATAACCCAACTTCATCACCCTCTCTTAACCACTCTTACCAATCTAGACCGACAAAATCATCCGTGAGAGAAAAAATCAAGACCAGTATGCTACCAGAGAGCGGCAAGAAACGACTGATAAAAATACTCGACAGTAGAGCAATGGATGCCGTAGGACTAAGGCAAATGAGCATTATGCTTAATGACCATGCTCAAGGTTTTGAGGATTCTACATCTGAGTAAGTATATATATCCCCCCCTCTAGTACTCCGGGGGGGATCGACCCCTACCGGGGGGTATGATCCAGTACTCGGACAGTTGTAGACACGGCAGCTCCCAACCACCCTTCCCCACCCTGCCCCACGGCTTTCCCCCCTCTATCCTTCGGCATCTTCCGGTACATCCACCGGCACCATCCTCCGCATGCTGATCTTCCTATCCCGCAACGCTTCCTTAGCCGCCATGAGCTTCGGATCTAACTCGACGGCAGCATACGCCCTTCCCTTCGCCTTTTCCTCCATTTCTGCGGTAATAGCCTCCTCACTCTCTTCTCCGACCACATCCTCATCCCCCAAGCCTCGCGTTAGCTCCAGCAACTGCCCAGCATCAACAGTAATCTCCTCTAGAGCATCTTCAATGCTTCCTCGGTTGTTCCCAGCAGTAACACTTAACGCCGCCATATCACTGAGTGTTTTCCTTACGAAGTCGGCCCACACCTCAGTAGCTCTAACGCTCCCTGCCGCCATACCTTTTTGTAGCGTATCTTTAGCGTATGGAGCTAGATCCAACCAATTCGTAACCACCCCGATGAGACACCTATAAGGTAGATCCGGTCTGCTTCCCAAGACCCTCTGCACAGTTGAAAGCGGCACCTCAAGCACCCCTGCCAGATCATCCAGGGTCTGCACATCTCCACGCATCTCCTTTGGTGTTTGGTAATACTCAACGAGCGCATCTTCTATAACCTTCTTGCTTATCACTGCCATCGCTTGATCCCCTTTATAACCTTCGTACGTACCCTTATCTTCCCATCAATATATATACCAAAGTAGTGCTTCGCAAGCTTCCCGTCCCCACTCCCTTCCCTTGCTGTTCTTTTTTTATCCACCAAAAAAAGAAGCAAAAAACCCACAACCCTTGGTGCCTCTCATGGCACCGAGTCGGTCACTACGTTCCCTAACCACCCCCCACCACCAAAGAGGTTAGTTCCCCACCGCCACACCCGATTCAAAACAATAACAGGAAGCATCCGTCCTATTACTAGGAGAAAAATCCCTTTCAAATTTATTTAAATTCACCACTAACTCTAGGAGATAGAGGTCATGGCAAACTTAAAAACCATAAGCAAATTAGATCATACACACCTTCATACGGGCGTGTATGATATCAGGGGAAGTGAGGAGGGGAACTGCTTCCCCACCGGCACCATGATTTGCATGCAGTATGAACCTGAGATGTTTGAGCAGTATGGGACTTACGGAATCCACTTCCGTGGGTACCACAAGTATACCACTGTTTTCGTTCCCGTAGAAGTTGACGGGAACAAAGGCTTCGAGATATTATACCACCAAACTAAAAGCAGAAAGTATACATGCGAGTCCTGCGGGAACTCGCATGAGGATTGTAGGGAAGGTCTTGATCGGATAGATCAGGACTACTGCAAACCCTTAGTTACCTTTGCAGAGATTGAGGTAAAAGAACAACCTCAACCTCTGCAGTATAGGCAAAAAAGATTCTCCGCCCATGAAGACACCTACGACGAAATAAGGATCGTGGGTGAGAATGAAGTCAAGATTAAAGGCGGTCCAACTCAAAGTGCCTTTTTACAGACACACGGGAAGTAACCTATTCATATTAAATGTAGGGCCATAAGCTCAAAAAAGCGATTTATAGGAGAAAAAGCTGTCTGACGGTAGAAATTGAGCTTATAGCCCTATTTCTACCGTCAGTATTAACCAAAACGGGTTGCGAGCAAGAAAGGAGGTTGTTCATCGCTCCGCGATCCCAACCCAACCCCACACCCCCAAAAAGCCCACACCCCAAAAAAATACACTTAATAGTGCATATAAAATCCCTTAGTAGATTATATACACTATTAAAAGACACTTCATAACATACTGTTATTAATAGTCTTGTAAATCCTTGTAAATATTTTCTTTACTTTGTCAAGTATTGTATTATATTATATAGACACGCAGTAACGTAGTTAAACCTCAATGAACCTGAAAAAGGTTCAGGAGAAAAGCAATGTTAAAGTTCTGGCAGTATGAAATAAACAACATGAAGAAAGTCCAAGAGGAAGCCCTTTTGGAGAAGGAGCTTGAAGAGTATGAAGCGGAGTTACTCCCTTTACTGGATTTAGAAGACTTGACCCCCAAGTCTATCACTTGGCAACCACCAACGCCAAGTATGCCCAATCTTCCAAAAGCGGAAGATTGTAAGAGCTTCCCGCTTGTGGCAGATCCACGCCACAAGGATGGTTTATGGTCTACGTCTGAACTACCGGACGTAGATCCAAAAACACAAAATTACGAAGAAAATCTCTCGTACTGCACCAATCCAGTACAGTTAAAGAAATGGGAGAAGATAGTTTGGCACCCGCAGAAAAAGACCCTTTCTAAAAGAGGAATATGTCAGCACAGCAGTATTAAATATGCTGAGGCAGACGCAAAAAGAATGCTCCGGAAAGTATGGGACTTAGCAATGCAAGGGAGAAAAGAACTTATTAAGCAAATGAAAGAGCATGACAAGTACCCTGATCAACCCGAATACCTCGACCAAGATCAAGACAGCTCTCCGCCTTACCCCCATGAAGAACAAGGAAGCCACAACGCGAAAACCGAACAACCTGATTATCTTGAAAAAACCGAAGAATTAAAGAACCGTTACCCCGACAACAGGATGTCGGCATTTGTTACCGTATGCAAAGATCCAAAAGCTGACGGCGGCTTTTGGGCTATGTTCAATCAAAGACCAAGAGACTTAGACACTATCCTATCAACTGTTAGGATAGATACCTATACACAAACATTAAATGCTTTTCAAGTAGTAAAAGAAGAGCATAACCGAGCGGGATATACACCGGCTTGGTCCCTATGCCTAATAGGAGAAAACGAGACTGTCGATTTAAAGAGATATAATTGGTCATATAAAAGGATGATAGACCAATTATTTGAAGAGTATGACCCGAGTCTATATAAGATCGGGTTTGTTGAAATACCAGATTCAAACGCCTTTTCCTGTGACGTGGAGTATTCAGAATTGGTCGAAGAATACGAAACGCACAAGGCACACCAGCGCTTTATCCACTAACCTCAAAAAGGCGGCCAACTGGAAAAAGGTTGACCGCCTTTAAAAAGGAGTTATAAGATGGTAAGTTTTTTTAGAATTATGTCCATATTGGGCTTAGCTATTTTTATAATAGACCAAGCCCAGTTCATCATACCACTATTAGTAGGCGGCGGCATAGTTTACTTGATTAACATGAAAGGAAAAGAAGATGAGTAATAAAGGGGCAAGGGATTTTAGTTGGGGCGAAGTGCTTGCTCTATTATCAGCCAAAGCCAGTACTGAACTCGCGAAAGGCAATAATAGCCTTAAGAGATCATTAGTTAAGAAGGCTTTAGGAGGGGAAAAAACCCCCAAAGCCGAAAAGCCAAAAGAAACAACCGCCGAGAAGGCGGCGAATTGGCTATTGGATATATAGAAGGAGAGGCGACCGAAGGCAAAAAAAATCTTCGGTCGCTTCGCGCCCTCAAACATCCGCTATCGCGGATGTCAGATCGAGTTATCCACAAAAGAGTGGATAACCTATTTCCACAACCCCACACCCCCCCAAAAAGCCCACACCCCCCCAAGAAG